ACATAGCTTGGAATGGAGGTGAGTTTATGGGAATCACCAGCCCTGGTGCTAAACATATTTGTTGTGGTAAAACCAGAGGTGCAGGGTTTTCATATAAGGAAGCCCAAGATGGTGTTTACAATTATACTTTTATCGATGGTTCAATTAGTTACTACTTTGCATCAATAGAGAATTATCTTATTAAAGATGGCATCCTTAACAAGGTACAACCAATGCTAGATTTTACCAATGATAATTGTATTGAATGGAAAAAGAATAGGCAAAAGAAGAATACACTTATGCACCAAAAAGCAAGTTACATTGATGCTGCTGGTGTTGAAAGGGGGAGTATGTCCGAGATTATTGGTTTAGTAGTTGATGACCCGGATAAAACAAGAGGTAAACGTGGACGTAAAATAGTGTTTGAAGAAGCCGGCTCATTTAAAAATTTAAAAAAAGCACTTAATGTATCTCGTGGTTCTATACAGGATGGTGATATTCTTGTAGGACAAATAAGTGTGTTTGGTACGGGTGGTGAAGAAGGGCCAGATATTGAAGGGCTTGAAGACATATTTTATGATCCTGATAGTTTCGATATGCTTGCATTCCCCAACGTATGGGAAAAAGGTTATGAAGGAACTTCATGTGGATACTTTGTACCTGTATGGAGAACTAAGTCTTCTTGTATGGATGAGGAAGGTAATGTAGATGCGGTAGCAGCTATTGGTACTGAGAAATCCAATAGATCTGTAAAGAAGAAAGCTAAAGATCCAAAAGTACTAGATGGTTATAAGGCTGAGTATCCATTCAAGCCAAGTGAAATGTTCAGGCGTATTCATAAGAATATATTTGATGTGGCTGAGGTAGAAGCCCAAATACGTAAAGTCGAATCGCAGCAGACGATTGCTGGAATGTTACGCTATGGAAATCTTAGACGTAGTGAGGAAGAGGGTGTAATACTTTTACCTAAATCTAAACATGATGCTAAACCAATAGAAGTTTACCCGCATAGTCAAAAAGATGACCTTGAAGGTTGTGTTGTAATTGCTGCAAGACCTTACCTTGACCAAAAAGGTCAAGTACCATCCGGTATGTATCAAGTTGTAGTAGATCCTTACTATAAAGAAGAAAGTAAAGATCTCACTTCTTTATTTTCTGTGCAGGTATGGAAACAGTATAACATGATTGATTCCAAAGATGAGGGATTACCAATAGCATGGTACACTGCCAGACCACAACAACTAGAAACAGCCTATAAGAATTTGTTCATGTTAGCTGATATGTACAATTCTACTATTCAAGGTGAAATAGCAGGTGGTGGGCAAGGTATAGTTGATTACGCTAAAATGACCAAGCAGTTACATAAACTTGAACATGAACCTGAAATGCTAGGTAATAAAGAATATGCTTCATCTGCTTCTCAACGTAACAAGTCATTACTAATGAACATGCCAACTGAAAAGAAACGTTTGGGGCTTACATACTTAGCTAACTGGCATACCACACAACGAGGCGTTACAGAAACTGGTAAACCAATTCTTAACATACATAGAGTGTACGACCTTGGCCTTCTTAGAGAAATGAAACGATACAACTCTGATAAAAATGCTGATAGAATTTCTGCAGCTATCATTGCCATGTTTATGCTTAAAGAGAATGCTTACAAAGAAGAAAAAAGGATAAGTAAAGACCAGACATTTTTTAAAAAGCAATTGTTCGGAGGTGGACAAGCTCCACAAGGGGGTACTACTGGTTTTTACTAAACGGTAACTTAATCATCAACTTTACTTACTATGGCTAATCAATTACCAGAGGAAAAAAGACGGACAGCACCTACAGGTAAACCATTACAAAGACTGTCATGGGCAGATAAGACTGCTAAAAATTATGAATGGTTTAAATTAAATGTAGACTATAGAATTGGTGCATCTAATCTTGGCTTTAATACAACACAAAATAATTCTAAAAAAAGTTTAAAGACATTATATGATGTTTATAATAACCAGTTTCCAATAGCTTGGTTTACACATATTACAGACCCACTTAATGCAACTAACCCGCAGCATAAAAATTATCCAGCTAAAGTTAGACCTACAGGAATATTAAGAACTAATATTGATTTGTTACTAGGTGAATATCCTAAACGACCCTATGTATATCAAGTTGCTAACATGGGAGAAGAAGGTTATAATACTTACTTAGACCAAATGGCTAAAACTATTCAGAGTAATATACAAGAACATTTTTTAGCTATAGCCCAACAAAGTATGCAAGCTGCTGGGCATGATGTGGAGCAGATACCTCAGGATGAGGAGATTCCAATGCCTGAAACAATTAAAGATAGATTTACTTCTAGTTATAAAGATAATCTTGCTAGACGTGGGCAACGTTGGATTAAGCGTGCTATTCGAGAATACAATGTAAGGCAGAAGCAATTAAAAATGTTTAAAGATTGGCTGATAGTCGGCATGGCTAGAAGCTATAAAAATATTGAAAATGGTAATTTCATTTATGATAGAGTACCACCCCAAGAAATAGATTTTGATAAAAGCCCTAACGTAGAATTCATTGAAGATGCTGAATGGGTAATACGCAGACAACTACTAACAGTCAGTGATGTTGTTGATAGATTTTACGATGAATTATCTGCTGAAGAGCACGATGAGATTGAACGTAAAAGTTTTGTATCTCCTTTATCAATGTACAATTACTTAGATGCTAACAACAATAATGAAACGCATTATGGTAAAGTACCTGTTTATCATGTACAATGGAAAGGTAAAAAACCAATTAAATTCTATACGTATAGTGACCCTGCAACGGGTGAAACACAAGAACTTCAATTAGATGAAGATGTTCCAGCAGATGAAAATTTAAAGCTTACCAAAACTGAATGGGTTAATGAGGTGTATGAAGGTTGGAGAATTGGGGATAATATTTTTACTCGTATGCGTGCTTTACCGGTACAAAGAAATGAAATGAATAATTTCTCATCTTGTAAACTTTCTTACAACGGTAAAAATTATAGTGATACACATTCTGAAAATATATCTCCAATGGAAATGGGTATTCCATATGCAATTATGTATATGATTACAAACTTTACTTTAGAGAAAACTATAGCCAAGAATAAAGGTAAGATTACATTATTCGATCAAAATGCCATTCCTAAAGGTGATGGTTGGGATGAAGAAAAGTTTTTTTACTATGCAGATGCATTAGGCTACATGATGCTTAACCGTAACCAACAAGGTGTAGATAAAAGTTGGAATCAATATACAACTTTGGATATGTCACTCTTTGACCAGATTAAAGAGTTGATTAATCTACGTGATAGTTATAAACGTGACTGGGATGATTTATTAGGTATCAGTCCTCAACGTAAGGCTCAAACTAATAGTAGCGATGGTTTAGGTACTACACAAACAAACTTATTCCAGTCATCTCTTATGACTGATATGATATTCACTCTCTTTGAAGAGTTCACTGAAAAGGAACTTCAAGGAATGTTGGATTACAGTAAGTTTATTAATGTAGATGGTATTCGTGCTATTTACAATGAAGATGATTTTGATAGAGAATTGCTAGACATAGATCCCAATAGTTACTGCTCAGCAGAATTAGGTTTATTTATTAAACACTCAGCAGAAGAACAACGTACATTAGAAATGTATAAGAATCAAGTACAAGCTATGATTCAAAATGGTGTTAAGCAAAGTACTATTCTTGAAATACAACAGGCTAATAATGTAGCTGAGTTAATGGGTAAGTTAAAACGCATAGAAGAAATTGAAGCCCAACAAGCATCTGCTCAGGCTGATAATGAACATGAGAAAGAAATGGCAATTGAACAAATTAAAGAAAAGTTCTTACGTTTGCAATCATTGCTTAAACAAGATGAAATCAATGTTGAGTACGATAGGAAAGAAAGTTTAGCTATGGTTGAAGGTGAGTACAATTTATTTGGCTTTGGCGGTGATGGTGATAATAACAACAATGGTATTCCTGATGCTGTAGAAATCTCTAAACGAGTTATTGCACAGCAAAGGATATTGGCTGATGAACGACATTCCCAAATGGAAATTGGCTCAAGGGAGAAAATTCACAGAGACCAAATGGCCATCCAACAACAGCAAATGAAGTTGGAGGAAAAGAAGATTGAAAGTAAGGAACGTACAGATATGGCTAAAGTTAGGGCTATAAGAAATAAACCTAAAAATTAATAATCACCTATACAGTAAAACATGAAACACAATTTAATTACACGCTATTTTGATGCCGGTGCCGGCGATGGTGGAGCAGCTCACCAACCAACACTTACAGATTTAACAGATCCAAACTATGTACCACCAGATGGTGGTAAACAAGCAGATTTAGATGCTGCTACCCGTGCTGCTGAAGAAGCTAAGATTGCTGCAGAACAAGCGTCTGCTGCTGAGTACGAGGCATTAGTAGTTGAAGCTAAGAATGAAGACGGTTCACTCAAACCTGGGTATGTAGAAGTCGATGGTAAGATTACCAAAGATGTAACCTATCAATCACCAGCAGGTGAAGGCGATGATGACACACCTGAAAAGTTCTTTGAAGATGTGAACAAATTGCATGGTGTTGACCTTAAAGTAGAATACCCAGAAGGTGTTGATCCTTACAGTCCTGCAGGTGTACATTATAGAGATAAAACTATGATGGAATTAGGTATTCAAGATTTTGAAAACCACCTTAAAAAAACAGATCCAAGAGGTTATGCATATATGCTTCATAGACAAGCAGGAGGTGATGATGATACATTCTTCACAAATAAAACTTTTAGCT